CTAAAGCCTTAGAAGCTACTGCAGTACCTGCTGTTGCGCCATCCAATACATTAATCTCACCTGAGTCAGCAGTAACAAGTACCCCACCCAATTTAAGACCATTTGTGCCATCGTGAGATGCAACATCAAAGTCATTAGTACCATCAGCAATAGTAGCATCACCACCAACTGTTAAGCCTGTTAATGTGCCTACTGTAGTAATATTGCCCTGTGAAGCCGTAGCTATAGAACCTGTAAAGTTAGTAGCAGTTACATCACCAGTACCTAAGTTAATATCCTTATTAGAGTCAACTACAAGTGCTCTAGAGGCTGTTGCTGCACCAGCAGTAACACCTAATTCAGCTGCCTGAACTTTGTCAGAACCGATAGAAGTAACACCTGCGCCCGTCATAGTAACGTCGCCAGACATTGCTACTGAATCCCAGTCTGTTCCATCTGCAACCATCATATTTCCAGAAGTTGCTGTGTCCGTACCAACGTTGTCTAATTCTGCTAAAGAGTTAGAACCTAAGTACTTAGCTGCAATCTTCTTGTAAGAAGATGCAGAGTTATCATAAATTAGTACATAGTCGTTGTCGCCATCAGGGTTTGCAGCTAAAGCTGTTTGTCCTGTGATAACATCAGTGTTAACCATAGCTTTCTGTACTGCATCAGTACCAATAGTAGCTGTAAGTGTAGCATCTGTTAAGTTTGTTAATGTTGCTGAACCTGATAAGTCTCCGCCTAAAGTGATCGTTGGATCAGCAGTAAGTGCGAAATCTAAAGTATTGTCAGCATCTTGGTAAGTTACCGCAATACCTGTTTCAGTATTGCCAGTTACCATTGCCCCAACTGCATCTGCGATTCCTTCAGAACCACCAATTACAGTCACATTAGAACCACTTGTACCAATAAATAAATTATTGGAATTTTCCGAATAGGCTAATTCGCCCTCAGCTAGACTACCCGGTGTTGCGCTGGTAGTACTGCGTTTAATTTTAATTACGTTTGCCATTTAAAAATACCCTCCATTAAGAGTAACATCAGAATACTCTGCAGTACCTGAACTTTCTGATAGTTGAGCTGCTATAGTTATTTCTTCCCACGTAGTGTTCCGATATACCATTAGCTTATTATCAGCTGTGTTATACCACAGATCACCTTCCTGAAGATTCTCATCGTCAGATGCAGGTGCTGCGGCTTGTACGAACTGTTGGTCCGCGATTTGATGCAGAGCATCTTGAATATTCGTAGCAGTAATAGAACCTACAGGGGAAAAAGAAATATCCCCTGCGTCTCCCACTGCTACCGAATTGGTTGTTATAACTACTTGATCGGTAGTTACAGTTATTTCGTTGCCTGTAGTCTCGGTTACAGTAACTATGATACTCATAGTTATAGTCCTGGACTAATAGTAGCTCTTCCTTCCATTAAGCGAGTTACAGTACCGCCACCAGAGGTCATATCTACGTCGTATATGTATTCTATAGCAGCATCTAAAGCGCCTGTTTGTGCAGGACTAAGAGATATCTTAATAGCACCTGTAGCGCTATTAACAACAGAGACTGTCATACTCACAGGTGTATCGTCGTAGTATGACTTAGCCATTTTAGCATCAAAACTGTACCCTGAAATATTTAAATCTGTACCTGCAGAGGAGTCGATAGCCATTTGTAGCTCCCATGAAGAGCCTTGCTCAATACTTAAATTATAGATACCTGCTGACATAATTAAAATCCTTAATAAAATCTCACCACTTTTGGCTATTTACCATAAAGGGATTTATACTTGTTAAAAGGTGTACACTAAATTATTTTAATGACCTTTTCTTATATGTTATTATATCAAATTCCATCAAAAAAGTCAAGACATAAATTTTTTATGCACCTTGTAACTCTTTTATCTGTATTGCTTGTTTTTCTACCATATCTTTTAGCTCTTTTATAGCTTCGATGTATAATGAATGCAAAGCATCATATTCTACTGTTTTGTAAAGGGTGTCTTCCTCTCCTGTTTGTAAAGGTAACTTCTTCTCTCTGATTGCTTGAGGTAGTACTTTTTCTACTTCTTGTGCGATTACTCCTGCAGATCTTTGACCATTATTCTTACGTGTAAACTCCACTCCGTTAAGTTGTGAAACTTTAGTTAGTGCATCTGTTACTGGGGTAATACCTGTTTTTAAACGTTCATCAGAGATAGTAGTTGAATATGCGACAACATCGCCATCAGCGTGAAAGTCGCCATCTGCTTCCATACGGAATTTGTTATTTCCGTTTATATAGAAATCTGTCTTAGTATTATTAGTCCAGCTAATATAGTCGGTGCTGTCTAACCCTACTGAAGGTGTAGTAGTAGAGGTAGTTACTGCTAAAGTTCCTCCTACTGTCGCATTCGAGGTTACGGCTAATCCAGTACCCGACGACTTTAGGCAGTTAATAACATCAGTACTGTTAGTAGTGCCCCCAACATGTAGGTTATTCTGAGTAGATATTCCTCCTGTGACTTTAAGAGCACCAGTCGTACTACTAGTAGCCGCCGTTGCGTTAGTTAGAGCTAGTGCGGCTGAAGTATCTATACCTACTGCAGAGAACGAAGATCCACTATACACCTTTAGAGTAGTATTTGCAGTATCGTAAAAAAGCTGCCCAGCTACTAAAGAAGTAGTAGGTGCCGTTGCAGCACTATTACTACTTTTAATGGCAGTTAGTGCGTTATTTAAATCCGAGCGTGTTGCTGGAAATGATTGATTTGCTATGCTATAGTCGTGTGTTGCCATAATTTTAGTATCCTGAACTTATCCAATTGAATGTTTTTTGTGTAGCAGTTGAGCTACTGTTATAAAATGTTACTGTAAACCCTGAAGCAGTACTACTACTTATAGTCCAGTAATCCCCGGTATTTGAATCTTGAAGAGTTATACCTACCGTAGGTACAGTCTTATAAGGAGTAGTATATGAAACAACTTCCGTACCATTATTAGTACCAGAACTAGTAGTTACTCCTGAATTTCTTTTTATCTGATCTGGCATATCTACCGTTACAGTTAGTGCATCTAGCTGCACATTATGTGAAGTATTAGAACTAGTTAATTTAGTTCTAAACTCCACCCCTCTTGCGTAGTAATCTCCTATGTAGAAAGGTATCCACGAACCCCAAGTAGGTGAAGAAGCAGGGTCATCTTCAGTAATGCGTATCTCCAATACAGCATTTGTATCAGAAATATCAGTACCATCAAATAGTCCTGATTTACTATCAAATAGCCCAGTAGATACATCAAATAAATCTAGCACAGATACGCCAGTACTAGATAGTGACCCCGTAATTCGACTAGTATATATAGCTCCTAAGTCTATAGCTTGGTCTGTAAAATAGTAGTAACCTAAAGCAGGTATATTCCCCTCTATCTTATAATTAGCCTGGTCTGTTTGACCAAATATATTATCCGCTAAAATTAAATCATTATATGAATTGATAGAACTAACAGTAGTTACTACGGCAGTATCTAAGTTTCTTATTAACCTATTATCGTGAGTACCGGCTACAAAAGTAGCTCCTGTATCCCTCATCATATTATTAGGCACCTCTATTCGGTACCCTTCGCCATCTTGGTTGTCGAAGATACCAGTATCGAGCACCATCTCTGTACTACTAACTCTAGAAGTGACTGTCGCAGTAGTGTCATCAGTTGTATTTCGTACTAACTTACCTATGTATTCATCGGTAAAACTTGCAGAAGGGTCGTACAGTCTATCGTACCCAGGCTCTACTTCATAAGTATTAGTATCTTTATCATCAAATATACCGGAAGCCAGCGTAAGCTCTGTACCACTTATATACGTGGATACTGTAGTAGTAGTAGCATCGTTGGTGTTACGGACTGTTCTTCCTACCAGAGCAGACGTAAAGCTTGCTCCAGTATCCCTAAGTCGGCTGAGCTCGTTATTAACCGTATAACTATCCCCTTCTTTATTATCAAATATACCGGAAGCTAGAGTCACCTCATTAGTACTAGTATAAGAACTAATTGTAGTTTCAGTACTCCTGGTGGAGTTCTTAACTACGTTGCCTACCATACCAGAAGTAAAACTCCCTGTATTATCATATAGCTTACTACTGCCTGCTTCAATATCATAGGAATGTGTGTCTTTATTATCAAATATACCGGAAGATAGTACTAATTCAGTGGAGCTAGTAAAACTAGATACGGTTGCAGTAGTAGAATCATTAACATTTCGTACAGTTCTACCCACTAGCGCGGAAGTAAAGCTTGCGCCGGTGTCCCTAAGAACATTAGGCCCTGCCTCTAGCTCCCAGGTGTCCCCGTGATCATTCTGAAATAAACTAGTAGAAAGGGTGACTAAGTTAGAGCTGTCCACTGTGGATATTGTGGCTGTTCCTCCATCTGTAATATTTCGTACGGTCCTTCCTACGTCTGCAGATACAAATGTAGCCGAAACGTCCCTAAGTTGTGTATTTTTTGTCTCGAGTCTATATGCATCTCCCGAATACCCATCAAATAAGTCAGAACTTAAGGTAATTCTTGTTCCACTATCTACAGAAGAGACCGTTGCTGTCGTATTGTCTGTAGTATTGCGTATAAGGTTATTCAACCAACTAGAGTCAAAAGATGCGTTGTCATCCTCTAACTTATTAGTTGTGTGCAAAATATCGTCAAAGCTCCCGCTTCTGGAATCAAAGTTACCAGTGGCAGAGTCCATAAAGTTAACTGCTTGATATTCTGTACTACCAGCATTTAGTATAGCGTTATGAGTGCCCGTAGATCTAGCATCATCATGTGTACCTGTTCCGAAACTATCGTGCGTACCTGAAGTAATATACTCATCATGTGTACCCGAGGATACTACATCATCTTCGTGAGTCCCTGTAGTATAATAAGCATCGTGTGTGCCCGTACTTAAGCTAGCAGAGGATAGTTCAATAGTATTATCACTAGAGTCGTAGAATATATTAGAATTTCTAGAATCATTAACTCCTTTGTCCGCAGTATTAGACCCAAATAACGTATGTTGGTTAGATGTGTGTACTACATTAAGAGCTAAAATATCCGCAACATTGGATGTTATAAAGCCTGCATTAGCTGACTCGTTACCAGAAGAGTCTAAGGCTTTTATTAAATATGATCCCGATAATAAAGGTGCTAAATAGTTATCCGTATTACCAGGCACAGTTTTAGTAACATCCGTAGACCCTGCCCAAGTAACCCCCGTAGTTTTACTAGTATGGCGAACCCAATATGACCCCCCAGTTAACACATCTAAATCAGATACAGTTGTCCAGGTTAAATATGCTTTATCTCCTTGTGCAACCATATTAAAGTTAGTTACGTCTCCAGGGGCACTTGTTTTACCGTATATTTCAGCTTCAACACTGGCATAGGGTGAATATATCATTAGAAAATTCTCCTTGTTTTAACTCTAAATTCTAAAGTTCCTGCAGGTGCATCATCAATAGTGATACTTTGCGCAGAGGTTTCCCCCATAGATGTCCAGTTTGTAATAGCAGGAGCCTTTCTTCTCCACTCTACGTAATAAGACGCAATGTACGGGTAAGTAGTTGCTGTACCGGCCGTGTTTGGAGCATCCCAGCTAAAGGTGGCCCTGTTCTTAACATTCCCCATTGAATCAATATACAATTCTTCACTAATACTCATATTAGTAGGTGCAGGTATTGGGTCACTTGGGTTAGGTAAACTACTAGTAGATTTAGAAGAGAACGCTATATTTTCTTCAATATACCCATACTTGGCCTCGTGGTACTTAAGTGCGGACACTTCCACTATATTAGAGCCAGACTCCCTAGTCATTAATACTCTAAAGTCTTGTGCCTCTACTGTACCTATCTCTTCTAAAATCCACATATAATTAGTAGTAGGAGTATTAGCAAATGCGGAGGTTACCGTTATCTCTGTAATGCTTTCAGTAGTACCAATAGTAACTACGTCTTTTGTCTCTACCCATACATAAGGTTTCCACTCATTATCTACGTGGGCGTTTAAACAAGTTTCTTGAGTTGTCTCACCTTGTTTAACTCCAGACTGTATACACGCTTCTTCAGTATTAATTAAAGATAGTTTGTATGTTTTACCCGCGGTTACTGAAGTAGCTGCATCTAATTTAATAGTAGTAGTTGTACTACCTGAGGCTATTCTGCCCCCATAACGTACCCCTGCTTTGTGCGAGTCCGCTATTTTAATAATATCTCCAGGTCTAATTGCAGCACCTTCCATACCCGTGGAGAAAGTCACTGTTTCAGTTTCATACCTTTCCGTATACAGAATCCACTTTCCTACTCTACGTGCCTGCCCTTGAGATGTACAGCCTATCGCACTTACATCTGTCGAAAATATCTGGTTATTAGCATTTACAATTCCTTGTGCATCTTCAACGTACTCAACGTTCTGCCTATAAAAGTCTTCTGGGTTGTTCCAAGTAACGTGTGCTACATTGTGTCGCTGTTTTCTGGAAGTACCTTCGTATGTAAACTTACCTTCTATAACGTTGGCATCTGAAAAGCTCATCACGGGGTCTTTGGGCGCGTCCTGCACAGCAGAGATTTGCCCCTGTTGCCAGTATATCATTCCTCTAAATATGGAGGAAATATCATTTAGTACTTTATACGCTTCGGCCCTGCTCTGTAAGTACATATTACATGCAAATCTAGCCTCTTTATTACCCCAGCCGTCGTCAACCCCAACAAAGTTGCCAGAATTGTCCACTGCGTCACAGTACTTAGCAATCTCATAAAGGGACCACTTGTCTAATTGGTTAGCTGCTAGCCACTTACCCAGCCCGTACCTCTCATCCGTACATAGGTCATACATAACCCACGCAGGGTTACAGGTCCACTCTGTGTCGAATGTGCCATCCCACGAACCTGAGTATAGAGTCCCTCCTGCAGCGGTACCTGTCCAGGTACCTCCTGCTTGGGTACACCTGTCCTTACGCCTATACCCGGATAGAGAACAATGCCCGGGGTCGTATGGAGTATAGTTACTAGGGACTTTTACTTTTACACCCTTTATTTCATATCCACGTTTAGGAATACTAGTAAACTGTCTAGCATCTATCTGTAGAGCCATTAGGGCACTATTAGGGTACCTTAATTTATTGTCTATAATTTTTGTGTATGCACCAAAGTATAACTCATTACTTAATTTAGTAGAGGTAGAGTCTGCTGTAGTTCTTTCTACCTTAATAGCAATTTGTGTAAACCCCGAAGTCTTCCAAGCAGAAGGTATATCTAACCTGAAGGCTCTTTCGTACTTAGACGAAGTCTTACCTTCAAAAGAAGAGGACTTCATCTCTACCCAAGAACCATTATTGTCCTTTTCTAAGTATATTTTGAAGGCAACACTTGAACCATGTAGGTCTCCTCTATCGTTATCCCCATCGAGTAGTGCGGGGGTATACAATAGTACGCGCACTGCATCTACAGTAGTCGAGCTAAAAGATCTAATGAGAGCACCCGGGGCTGCTTTCTTTACAATGACGCCTACCGGGACTTCCTGTTCTGTACCAGAGAAACCGGGGATATATGTCTGAATATTAGTACCTTCCCTAGTAGCATACGTAACATCGTCAAAGTTATAGTTTCCTGCTGAGTCCTTTAAAGGTGTCTCGTTTAGGTATATAGACTTTTCAGCTGCTAGTAGTCCTACAATTTCTCCTTCGGAAACTAAATCAACTACGCGTGCTTTTGATGCAGAAAATAAGGAATCGTCATCCTCTGTAGCACTTCCTCCACCTCCGCCTTTGCCTCCGCCTCCCGAGCCTCTTATCCAATCTTTCTCACTCATGGTGTGTAATCCTCCGGTGAAACTCCTGAGCTAATAACTGCTCCGCCTACCATAAGCTGCCCATAACATACGGGTATAGCCCCTCCCTGCCTTGTCGTATTATCGGCTCCATTAAAAGAGTAATTCTCTGCTTTAGCCGCATCTGAAAGAGGAGGAGGGGTAGGAGCTAACATAGCTGCTATGCCTCCTAATATTAAAGCTCCTCCAAACTTAACTGCCATCATGCCTGTAGAAGACAGTGCTGTACCCATAATAACCCCGGACCCTTCCCCCGCTAATACTGCAACACTACCGGGGTCCGCTAAAACTACTCCCGTCTGAATAGCGATATAAATCATCAAAGCACCTACAATAATTTGGCCAACCCCTCGTTTTGCTCCTCCAATAACAGGTACAATTTTAATATCCTGTCTACCTGTAGGATTTGAAAGTTCTCCTGTAATATTCACTAATTCGTTGTTTCCAACTATTACTTTATACCCGACCCCTCTCTCTTCCGAAGTACTAACAAACTGTCGGAAGCTGGGGTTGTTTGCCATTAAGGCTCTTATAGCTTCAGAAGGGGACTCAATATCAAGTTCCCACTCTTTACCATACTTCTCCGCTAGTTCCCCATATAATTTTACTTTCTTTAACATAGTGATTGGTGCCTTAAATGATGCGTGGTATGCTTTCTCCAATATCCGCCATAAAGCTCCCTATTAGATAGTCTACCGTGTACGTGATGTAAAATTTTATCGTCTCCGATGAAAACTGCCGCGTGGTTTGGTACAGGTGAAACTAATTTTATAAGAAATATATCATATTTTCGTATATCATCTTCATCTTTTATCTGTACAAAACCTTGTTCTTTATAGTTATCTAAGTATCTATTCTCGCCTTTATCCCACCACCCGTCTTGACCACTATGACACTTAAAATCTATATTTAATTCTTTTTTGTAGTAATCTCTAAGTAATGTACAACAATCCAAAGTTCCGTAGCTGAACTGTCTACCTACTATAGGGGCTTCGTACCCCGAGGGCTCCCAGCTATGTAATCTGTCCCCTGGCCAGCTTAAAATATGCCAAGGTTTATTAGAGGTTTCGCAAGCAACCTTATCCGCTTCAGAGGGTTCACACCCCTCATTAGGGTGTGAGTGACATACCCCTATAATTGCCCCTATATCCTCTGCATCTGCGTAACTTACTGGGTCTATTATAAAGTGCTCCTCAGCAAACTCTGCAATATTATTAGCAGGGAAGTACCTCTCTTTCTTTCCTACCCCAATAATGAAGCCGCAGGCTTCTTTAGGGTAAGAGTCTTCCGTGTGCTTTCTAAAATCTTCTAAAGTCTTTTCATTCATTGGGTTATCCCATATTAATACCAGCTCCAGGGAACCCCCCAAAAGGGCTCTCAACTGACTCCGGAAATCTAAGTTCACAAGCATTGAAAGTTTTAGCACAAACATCGTCTGAGGAGGTTACTACTGTATTGTTATTAACATCCCAGTAATTAGCCCCAGAGTATCCACACTCTGTGCCTTTGTATAACCAAGGGCAAGAGTTAGCAACTACAGTCCTAGAGGGCAGCTTTACTCCGTGTATGTCATGTGCTGCAGTTAGCTCAAACTGAATATGAGTACGAGTCTCAACGGCCTTCCTATCTATGTACCAAATCTCATCAGAGAAGTGTGCAGTATCATCGGCCAAGGCTGATGCATACCATATGCCTGGCCCCGTTGCAGCTTCGCAAGTAGTTTGGTTATACGCTGTCCAAGTACCTACGGAACCATTCTTATTAACATCTAAACAATCTGACTTACTTAAACTAGGGTCTCCTCCAGACTCCCCTGTGCACACTCCTGCGACAGGGTACCCGCTAGTATAACAGTAATTGTCTAGATACTTCGCAAAGGTCTTCTTTCTAGTAACTTTTGACCCTATCAAATCATCATAACTATTAATAACACTAGATAATATAGAGGTAATATTAGCTACCGTGACTGTAGGTCTAGGGATTGCTCCCTTTCCTGAAAATTCAAAACCTTCTGCCTCAATAGGAAAGGCAGAATATTTATTACCTTGCCATACTATTTCTTGAAGATTTTCGTTCTGACCTGAGTGCCACCTAAGAGTAGGCTCAGAGGAAGGGGCACTACCTGTAGTCAGGTCAAGTTCAAATAACTCAATAACGGCCCCAGGCTCAAAGCCATGAATATCACTAGTAATTTTATCGCTCATGGTTCAAATACCTTTGTAAAGGTTGCTGTAATAGTTTGGTGACCTGATATATTATGTTGAGTACTCCACTTTTCACACTTATACTTTTTATAAGGGTAAAGAGTGTAGGCCTCCGCACTAGAAATTATGTCCGCCGCTAGAGATAACTGAGTAGCACTGTCTATAGCTGTAACTGTGGTAGTGGTGCCCCCGGAATCCGTGACCGTAGTATTTAGGTATCTAGCAGTAAAATACTGACTAGTATCTATCAACTTTTTAGTGGCAGAGCTGGTAGCCGTGCTAGATATGTCATACCCCGTAGGGTACCAATCAAATGCAGTTACGCCCCCTTGATCCTCTAAGAATTTGATGATCTTGTTGGCCTCGGCGGAGGTACGGTTCTTCCACGTTAAGTTCCAAACTTCGGGGGTATTATTAATACCCGCGGCTACTCTCTGTTCGTACCCATCTCCGTACGTTGCAGCTAGAACCCTAGGCTTGCTGTCTGCCTTAAGGCCTCTATCTGGGTTAATATTTACTTCTGTGTTAAAATTTGCCATAATTAATAACTACTTAGTAGCCCTCCCGGTCTCTGTTGTTCAACTAACTCTTGCTGTACTGCTTGAGATACCATGTACCCAAGAGCTTTAGCTTTATCCCCGTCCATACCACTATTAGTATCAGATTCCGCGTTCCCATCCTTATCAACTGTAACATTAACTGTAACGTTATTTTCAGTAGAGCCCGCAGACCCCATTACTGGGATAGACTTACCATCTGGTAGCGGCACTACCGCTTCGTTGTACTTACCTTCACCAACCAAACCAAGAGTAGGTTTAGTAACAGTTCCGCCGTTTGCAAAGGCTCTGAAACCCCCCTTAGCTACACCACCATTAGCGAACCCAAAAAAACTATTTATTGCACCGCTCATCATATTTGTACCTACCTGAGATAAGGAATTAGTAATAAATGCTCGGGCATTTAGGTTATCATTTTGTATCTGGGAATTAAGATTTGATGCCATTGATCTTCTTAAATCCGTACTCAGTTGGTTAGTAGTAGCATCCCCTTTTGGATCAGTAACGGGGGCCGGCTGGCCTGGAGATACTGTCGTAGGGGTCTTAATGTCCAGAGGGTTTACAACCTCCACCTTAGTAGACCCGCCTCTTCCATTTGAAGCATTAATCGCTGCAGTTAGTGCTGCGTTCTGTAACTCTAATGTTGGGGTACTTAGAACAATGCTTTCCAGTTTCTGCCCTATGTTACTATCGGCATCTACGCTATAAGGGTTGGTATACTCAAATTTTTGCGGTGCTTTCATTTGGTCTATAGAATTTGTGCGGTCCTTAATACCTAGAGCCTCGTTAATTTTCTCTCCAATTCTTAAGCCTATATTCCAGAACATCTCTAAAACATTGCCCTCGTCTAGCTCTGATGCCGTAGGACCGTAATTCCCTAGAGGCCTATTCGTGTCTGAAATGGCTCTCTTCTTGAAAGAGGATCCCCCATTCATTAGCATCTCTGTAGGATCCGTAGTATACTCGCTAGTAGCTTCCTTCGAGGGGAAAAGAGTAGGAAGTATCTGTAGTATAAGCTGCACCAACATACTCCTAGCATTTTTCCCGTTCTTAGGATCGAATACGTTGCCTAGAGCTATAGACCCGTTCATGGACTGTATCACTTTAGTATCTAAAGTCTTGGTTAGGCCCTCTAGGGCAGGTATTAACCTAAATAACTCTCCTTGTCCTTTACTGTCTGTGCCTTTAGCCTTAGACTGCCCGTCCTGGGCATCTTGTAGCCATTTGCCTCTCTTATTATTCTTCCATTTTCTCTCCCCCGCACGAACTCTTGTATCTAGCTCATACCACTCAGGCTGAGGGGTACGTTTACCATTCGCGTTAATCGGGGAGTTGGGGCCATACTTCTTAAGATCACTAGTCTCAAAAGACCCATCTAATGGGCTACGCCATAGAGTTTCTCCTTTATAAGAGGCCTTTCCGCTCGATATCATTCTCTCAAATTGTTCGTTTATTTGCTGAGCGATATTAGCAGGTACTTTTATCCAAGGCTCTACGTTTTTCTTTATATACCCATCAGCGTTATTGCGACTGGTGACAATATCCTGCAAAGCTTTAGGAAGAGTATCTAGGGCCCTATCACTCTTATAAGTAGGATTAGCCAGTATTCGTAGCATTTCCTTGAAGTCCTGCGTATACGAGTTCCACATATACTCAGGAGTTACGTCCTGTACAGTAGTACCTACCTGAGCCTTTGACATTGCATCCACAGTTCTTACTATAATCTCTTCTATGTTTTGGTCCTTGGTATAGACTGATTTATTAAATGAGTCAAATATATCATTCTTAACCGAAGCGTCCCCTGATGCTGCAAGGTAATTCTGTTCCTTCCAAAAATTTTGGTAGTCTTCTCCACTTTTAGTAAGATAATTGTTCCATTCAGGTTTGAAGCCCTTAAAAAGGCTGTGAGCTAGCTCATGTACAAGGCTCTCGAAATCACGTATAATCAGTAACCCCTCTTCCTGGTTAAGCCCTCCCCCTAATGTATTGCCTTGCTGGTCTTTGAAACTCTGCACCAGTCTAATTCTTAGGTTTTCTAGATCTTTTAGAAAGAAGTCTGGGTTCTGCTCTAAGTAACTACCTGTTGAGAACTTACCCATGATTTCAGTATTAACGTCTAGCATATCTTGTGCATTCTCGTCATTACTATACCCCCCTACCTTGTACCCGGAGGCGGATAAAGTAGGCAAGTACTTACCATTGGAAATATCCTTCTGAGTTACAGCTACTATCTTCAACTTATCTATAGCTTGCTCCAATTTGGAAGGTATAGCGTCTAGTAAATCTTGAGCTTTCTTCTCTGCAGCCACCCTTTTATTAGAGTTCTCAAGAATCTCTTTAGACCAGTTTTTCCAAAATAATTTCTCTTCCTCTGACATAGAGGGTCTAGCAAGCTTTTTCAGTTTATCTTCTGCAGAACCCGTTTCAGTACTCTTCTCTATACTCTGTACTGCGGTGTCTGTAGAAGACGTAAAATCCTCGACAGCGTCTACTGCACTACTAAATACCTTCTTTATACTCTTTATATCCGTACCGACATTTACTCCACCTACGGGAACACTTATCTTTGTAGTATCTGAGAAAAGGTTTTTGAACCATGAGGAAAACCCTTCTGAATCTTTATCTGTGGGTTTATTATTTACAATATCGCCCGCCTTGCTTTTAATTAAGAACTTTTGATACTCATCCATAGTAGATACTCGACCTTGGAGGGCTGTATTAATTTTTTTCTGTAAATCAGCGAAATTGCTCATTACAAACCCTTCAGCAGTAGTAGACTCTTTAATGAAGCCAGACAAGTGCTTCTCGAACCAATCTCTTTCGGTTTTATCTGCAAATATTGATGAGTTCATAACTATGCCTGTATTACCAAACATAGAGTCATACGCCAACGACTCCGCCTTCTTGGCGCGAGCCTCTGGGTCAGATATATCAACTACTTGAATTACACCATTAGATAGCTGGTTTAGCTGAGCAGATATAAGCTCTCTCATATCCTCTAAGGTTTTCATTAACTTATCTCGTTCCGATGGAGGAAATATAGCATTAGCTGCATCTTTCCCAAATATGGATTCGGTTGCAGAAGCTAGTAAGGACCTAGTGCCCTTAGTTATAAAGCCGCTAACCATTTCTCCTGTAGCATCCGAAGCTGTCTGTGCCAGAGCTAGACGTATTCTATCTTTTGTGGATAGATCATCGTCCGGTTCCTTTCTCATAAGTGCGTCAGAGATTGCTCCGCTAATTGTCTGACCCATGCCCGCCAGGGACTCTTCAAAGAATAGTTTTACGGGCGCATACTGCTCTGTAGCCTCTAATTCTTTTAACTCTTTCTTTGTCTTTTCAAAAGCTAATACCATCATGGCTAACTGTGTCTGTTTTTTGATATTATCATTGGACTTATCCAAGACGTTCATCTCTAGCTCCAACATATCAGTTTTAAGACTAACTAAGTTTGTGTGTATTCCTATATTGTCAGACTCTAGAACTATTTTGTACAGCTCGTCTCTGATTTGTTTCTTCTTAGCTTTTAATAACTTACCCTCTTCGGTAAATAAAGAGGTCCACTTCTTCCAAAGTTTCATGCCGGAAGTAGTATTGAAGATATCTTTCCCAAATTTATTTCTCAATAAATCCATTGCATAAGTTACTTTCTGCGTTTCTTGGAATGTTTCATCTAGAGAATTGTTTAATTTATTAAAAGCTGTATCAATTACCTGAACTTTGTGTGCTTCGAAATCTGCATCTACTATGAATTCATTATCCACTAATGCAGCACTGAGAATATCCGAAATGGTTTGTGTGGTTCCCGCAACTTCATGGAATCTTTTATTTAATTTGCCTGCAGTTCTGCTAGCGTGCTTTATTTTAGTATCTATATTGTCTATAGTTTGTTGAAGTTGCTTCTCTTCCTCTGCTGATAGCGTTTCTGACGCTATTCGGAAGGCAAACCTACCCTCTGCTATTTGCTTCTCTTTTTTAAGGTTTTCTACTAGTATTTTAGATTTTGCTTCTGTTGCAGAAGTGCCGTACTTATCTAAGTTTGCTATTTTTAACTTATTAGCCTCTAACTCCGAGGATAGTTTTAGTTCTAGGTTGTACTGCTTCTCTGCGTCTCCTCCCGCTAGCTTATGAACCATACGTCGAGCTGTTGCATTATACGCTTGTGTCTCTGTTAATGAGGAGTCTGCCTTCATTACTTCAGCGTACGTCTTTCTCCAAACAACCGAGTATTCATACGCCTCAGCGGTGCCCTTCATTTTAGTAATATCGTTTATACGCCTCTGCGCCGCATTTTTATCTTTAGTCTTCTGCTCCTCGTCTGAATATATCCTATTTTGAATAGCTATTAAACCTTTTTGGGCTACTTTTAATTGAGTATCCCAGTGTTTAAGAATGGTCTGTGCGTCCTCAGGAAGTTTTGAGTAGTTTGCTCCAAACATATTCTTATCATTCAGTTCTCTAAACTTAACAGTATCTGTAACTAGCTTATCCGAGACCGAAGCTATAGACCCTTTTGCAGACTTCGCGAAGTCCCTAAGGTCTCCTCCCTTAATCATGCCTTTTAGGAAGCTGTCACGTATTTTTACTAAGTTACCCATAGAATCAGTTAAGTTCTTTATAGCGTCTGTCTGAGACTTAGTTACTTCCGCGTGTAGTTTTGCAGCGGCTGTTAAGTCGCTATAGTAAGACAGTGCCTTCTCTTTGGACATATCTAGCTCATCGCCTAGCTTTCGTACTGCTAATTCTGGAGTTAATGTACCCGCGTTTACTCCGTCTAGTACAGATATTACTGCATCGGCAGCTTCTTCAGAAGTCTTAGTAAGTTTATACAATCCTTCCTTAAGATTGGTAAAACCATAATAAAGTGCCCCTAACCCTCCTACAATTAAAGTTACGGGCCATATAAGTGCCGATAGCCCTGCTGCTGCTACCCCAAAGAAACCTGTTGCAGCAGCGATGGCTGCTCCCCAGGCTGTGCTTATGGATAGTATCCCTGTGGCGAGTGCCCCCGCTCCTACAAGAGTAGATGCTGTACCTACCATTAGCTTCTCTGAAGCGCCTGCGTTAGGGTCTATAGAGCCTACTAGTTTGTCTCTAAGACTTGTATCTTCTTTGAACTTCAGCCACTCGTCGGGGGACATAGTGAAGGATAAATTGGTTAAAGCCTTTCCAATAGACTCCTCCAGCTTATCTGCTAGACCTATACCTACTGAGTCCATGAAGTCGTCTAAAAGGGTTCCCCACTTATCTGCGGCAAGTGCCTCTGAGGACATCATTTCAACAGCCTCATTCATAGCCTCAGATAGACCACTGGCCATATTATTCTTTGTCTCTGAGGACCTAAGAGAATCCGCAATAGAGTCCCCTATATTACCCCGTGTGCTTACCTGCTTTTTCATAGCGGCCATAGATTCAGTAAGGGTATCTGTCAGGTCGTCTACGGCCTTGTGTGCATTAGTAGCGGCCTGATTCCAATCTAGTATTTCTCTTCCTATCCACTGTACCATCATTTTGATACTTAGAATAGATACCGCAAAATTCAAAGCAGTACTCATTGCCTGTAGTGTTAAAGTGAACGCGGATGCTACTCTAGATGACTTAGTTAACTCAGTCTTAAACTTATCCATACCTTTAGCGGTATTGTTAGTATTAAATACTAGCAGTTTGAACATCGCCCCTAAGCTAAAACCTTGAGCCTTTAATATGGAAGCACTTCTAGCGCCTTGCATAAAGGAAGCACCTGCATTTGCCACATATTTAGTTGCATTTAGGGCTGCGCCTCCTACACTATGTAAGCCTTCTACCAGTTTAAGTACGAAAGATCCTCTAGAAGCTTTTGAAATATTTTGAATCTCTTTTCCGAACAATTTAAAACTGTTTACTGCCTTATCTATTAGGTCAATTTGAGCCTGGGTAGCTCCCTTAAACGCCGGAGTCTCCACTGTAGGGTCCTTAACTCCTAGATCTTTTTGTCTCTGTAAATCCGCCTTTGCATGTGAAAGGGCTAATGTTAGCCCTTTACCCGCACTGGTACCCATATGCTTGCCTAATAGCTCTGCCGCAGACATATTACCTTTATTAGCCATTGCTTTACCGAGAGCTTTACCACCCCATTCCCCTAAAAGGGAGAACAGCTTCTTGCCGGCAGTCTCCTGCCCTTTTAGCATTACCGAACTTACCCCGGAAGATAGTAAGAAATTTCTCTTAACCTTTTCTAAAGTTTGTCCTGCTTTTAATAGGGTTTTTGAGTAGCTGTCTAGCTTAGCGCCCATGTCCTTAAAGACAGGGAATACTTTAGATAACAAGCTTCTAGCTACTAACAGCATTATACCTTTCAACAGGTTCTCTGCTTCCGCAAGTTTATCTATGAAAGGGGTTAGAAAAGTAGTAGCTCCAGAACCTACGTTTAGTAGTATATCAGTGAAACTAGCGCTTAATTTCGCGAAAGCATCCGCAGGTATGCTAGTAGCGATGTCCCCGAATTTGCCCTCTAACTGCCCCATAATAGCTGTATTACGTGCGGTTAGCTTCTCCATCTCAGTAAGCTCTGTAGTAGTCTTATTTATAGAATGAGCAAAATCTTTATATACTTTATCAAGTCTAATAATTACACCTAGCTCGTCTAGAATTTCAGGCTCGGCCTTTACAATACCACGAGTCAAACGATCCATCGCATCGCCCATATTTCTACCAAGAGCAACCGAGGCTGCACGAGCACCTTTAGTCATTCTTTCGATCTGTTTAGCAGTTAAACCTGCTGTAGTCGCCAACGCCGTGCTGGTAGACGCTTCCTGAAAGTCTAGCATATATCCAGAAGCTTTCTGAATAGTTCTAGCGATCTGTGCCATGTTCTTACCAGTTTGAGCGGCGTACTCTTGCTGTCCTTTTAGTAGTATTCCGAACTGAGAAGCTCTCTGTAGAGCGGTATAAGCAGCAGTTAGCGCAAATACACGTGCTGCGACTTCTGCGTAGGCAGGAACCAGCACGCCTTGCATTCCTTGAGCTTGTTTAGAGAAGTTTTTAGAGGCGTTAGCAGACATCTTGGCATTACCCTTCATATTTCTATCAAGGTTGCCAGATTTCTTATTATTTTTGTCGACTGCTTTATTAAGCTTATTGACGTCTTTGGTCTTTTGTTTTAAAGAGCCATTGTCATCAACTGTAATCTTAATATTCTTATCGTACTTTCCTGCCATTTTATTCTCTTCCGCTAAGCCTTAGTAGGCCCCGTCTGCTGTTGTTGCTTCTGCTTCTTATTAACGTGTTTTGCGTACTTCCCGTCAATAATCTTTACCAGCTTGAATATTTCTTTTTGGTTACTTACTTCAAGTAACTCCATAACATCTTTTATCCCGGCCATTTGCTTGCCGAAATAGGTACCACTCATACCATCCCATTGGTCTGTCAAATAGTTCCAAACTTGAAAGGCTTCCTGTATTTCATAAGGAAAAACTACTTCTTCCTCATCTAAGGTAGACCAATCTACCTCCATACCGTTCTCTTCCATTTGGATCATCATATCAATGCGTTTTTGTTTATCGAAATTCTCTCCAACGCCTGTGAAATGATTATCTATCTGTTTTGTCCAATAGTCTAGTTGCTCTTCGTAAAATTTGCAAGGTCACCTACGACCTCTGTCAGCCATGAATCGAAGTCGCCTGAGTTTTGCATTAAGATTTCTGCATTATCGTGGCTAAAAGGAAGTTCAGCTTGCATATCTGCAATTTTGTCCTCATCTACCGGGATAAGCTGAACTAAGTAAGTCATCTTTAAGCCTTTCCAGCCCTTGATTACTGCCTTAATGTACTCTTTAAGGAAAATTTCCTCATTAAGCTCTTCTTCTGGCTGTCTAGTTCTACGATTAATTTTCGTAGTAACTGCCTTTTTACGTAGCTTTAGCATCTCGTCGCGTGCTAAATAAGTAAGTTGTACCTCGAATCCTGGGTAACCCGGAAACTCGATTGTCGCTGTTTTACTTGAAGTAAGTAAGTCAGATAAACTCTGAATACTTGGTGTTGCTGTTGTTGTTGCTGTTGTCATTTTGTATATCCTGTGTTTTATAAATAAAAAAGTAGGGCACCTAAGCACCCTACTAAAGACATTAAATATTAAGTACTAGTTAGTCCTTTATAATTAACTGTCATTTCGTCTTCTCCAGCAAAGTCACTTTCTAGTGCTGTGAAGTTAACTGTAACACCCATAACATCTGCAGTATCAATAGACGGAAGCTCTAAGTGAGCTCTAGGAATATCGAATTGTACAAATGGAGCGCTTGCGCCACCGATTTTAAGATCAATGTCAAAAACGTTTGTTACGTCAGGTGCTGCACCATTGATATCTGCTAAGATATCATCATACATAACCTTTGAACTTAGTGCTGCTGAATCTAAGTAACAAGTAAAGTTGCCAGAGATAGCGCGAGTTCCAACTTGGTGATCAATTGGTGTATTAATCTTGCCTAGTTCTTCTGCAGTTACGAACGATAAGCCATTATCAATAGTAACATTTCCACCTGTTAGAGGGAATGTGTAAACTTTTGAACTACCAGAGATTGTAGAAGTCAAAGTAACAGTACTAAGTCTGTTAAGGATGAAGTCTGCATCTGTATTTGCAGGTACGTACCCGTCTGTAAGATGTCCTGACTCGTCTGGGTAATCTGCGTCTACCTGTGTAACTGAAGTAGCAAATCCTGTCCAAGTGATCTGAGCGATACCATCAATATCAAAGTCAATTGAAGCTGATGTAATACACATATTAGCCAATTCGTACGTTAATGATGAATCAGAAAAAGCGAACCAACCAGTAAACTTAAGTAGCTGGTTATGCTCTGAGTCTTCAAAATCAATAGTCATATCTGTTGTGTCACAAGCGATACCACCTGTAGAGGTATTATTAGTTTGTGTATTAGATACTAAAGCGTTCCAAAGTAACTTCTCAGTTGCTGAGTGCTTATCTGAATCTGCGCTGTCTGTAAAAGGACGCATGTAAGTAGTAAAACTCCAATCAACGGGCTCTAAAGATGTATTGAAGATCTTTTGACCACGTTTAGGTGTTGCACCTGCTTCGTTTAGAGTTACATTCTGTGTACCAGTTGCCTGTGAGAATGAAAATCCGTCTAGAATTGGAATCTCGAAAGTATCCGCATCTGAAGGGTTAGTACCTGTACCATCCCAGGTTGATGTTCCTGCTGCCACGTATGACGCATAGAACGTTGCATTTCTGCTTAAAGATAAAGCCATTTTAGCTCTCCTGTATTTTTAACTTGTCATTAACGGGTTATTCGACTATTGTCTATTTACCGTTGTAGACTATATTTGATACCTTACTTCTAAGGTAATCTCACC